TGTTGCCCGCGTCTACGCTGAGACTGGCTTTAGACAGCTTTTCGAGGGCGTCATCTGGACGGCGCAGCACTACCAGGACGAGGCAACCGAAATCATGGTGCTCGGCGAACCAATGATGGTTGATCCAACTGACTGGAAACATGAGCACTATTGTCAGTCTGATGTGGGTCTAGGGGCTGGCGACACTGAGCAGGCAGTGGGCAACCTTGGGGCGCAACTGGCAACACAGCTACAGCTTGCTCAGATAGGATCCCCAATTGTAGACCAGAAGAAGATTTACAACACGCTCGATGATCTGTCCAGGGCGATGGGTAAACCTGATACGTCGCGTTACTTCAACGATCCAGAAATTCCACAGCAGCAGCTTATGGCAATGCTTGAGCAGGCCATGGCGCAGATTGGGCAGTTACAGCAGGCCGCACAGCAAAACCCGCTGGCTGAAGCCGAACTGATAAAGGCTAAAGCACGCATGGCCGAAGTCACCGGCAAGGAATCATCCGATATGCAAAAGTTCATGCTCGACATGCAGCGGCAGCAGACAGAGTTTGCCGAAAAGATGCAGCTCGAAATGGCTAAATTGCGGGCAGACAACATGAACAAGTCTGCCGACCGTGCGGTAAAACTCACCGACCTTAGCCTGTCACATAACACGAATTTGCCGGGTGACTACATTGAATGACGATAGAGCGCGCTTGAAGGCCATTATTGCCGAAGGGCAGGGTGCAAAAGAGTGGTTAGAGCATCCTAACTTTCGACATGCAATCACTCTACAGAAAGCCGACCTTCTGAGCGCATTTGAAAAAACCAAGTTCAAGGATAAGGACGAGCGGGAAGAAATCTGGCGAAAAGTGCAGGCGCTAAATTCAATCGTTAGTCTTTTAGAACGGCAAATAAGGGACGCTAGCAACGCGGAACAATCACTATTCGAGAAATTCAAAGAACGGTTCAGGTAACTGGACAAACACCAAACAAGGTCGCTTAGGCGGCCTTTTTTTATGGGAAAAATAAATGTTGGACACTCAAATCGAACCCAACGACGAAACAACGGTGACTGAATCCGCTGGATCACCAGAAGCCGAACAAGCCGCAGTCCTCAAGACTGACAGCGAAAGCCAGTCAGACGCCACGACTGATGAAAGCAGCGACCTTCCAGACGAACTCTATTACGACATAGACGGCGAGGAAGTAAGCGCAGCGGACATTAAAAAGTGGAAATCAGGCCATTTGATGCAGTCCGACTACACCCGCAAGACGCAGGCACTCGCCGACGAGCGGAAACGATTCCAGACAGAGCGCGACGAACTCGACTCAAAGCTGGAAATGCTCCGAAGCGCAGAGGCCGATCTTGAGGGGTTAATAATGGCAGACATCAACGGCGCGAACCTTGACGAGCTGCGCGAATACGATGTTAGCGAGTATTTGAAAGTCACCGAAACACAGAAACAACGTGCCCAAAAACTTGCCGAAATATCTCAGAAATTCGCAAAGGCTCAACAGGAACTCGCAGATAGGGGCTTTAAGCAACTGTCTGAAAGCCTCGGATGGGAAGCCAACCCCGAAAAATTTGAGTCAGATAAAAAGGCCATCTCCGATTACGCCAAAGCAACAGGAATTACAGACCGCGATTTTCAAAAAATCAACAGTCCTGCCGTTATGAGCGCGATCTTAGAAGCAGCCCAATATCGAAAACTCAAAGAAAGCAACCCGACAGAAACAAAGCGAGTCAAAGCGGCACCAAAGGTGCTTAAACCCGCCAAGTCTGTCTCCCAGCGGCCACTATCACTGGCCGAAAGAATGTATGGTAAGAAATCATCTTGAGGAATAAGTTATGTCAGCTATTGGTACTTTGAAAACCTTGCTCGATTGGGCAAAACAGGTAGACCCGGATGGCTCCACTTCAGCGGTGGCAGAAATCCTAAGTCAGAAAAATGAGATCTTAAATACTGCAATGTTCAAGGAAGGCAACCTGCCTACCGGCGAACGTGTCACGATCCGAACCGGCTTGCCGACAACCTACTGGCGTATGCTCAACGCAGGTGTTCCTACTTCTAAAGCGACTTCAGCACAGGTTGACGAACAATGCGGTTCACTCACCGCACGTTCACAGATCGACGCGAAGCTGGCAAAGTTGAACGGCAACACCGCAGAGTTCCGCTTGTCTGAGTCACGCGCGTTTATCGAAGCAATGTCTCAGGAAATGGCGGCGACAATGTTTTACGGTTCAGCGGCTAACCCCGAGGAGTTTGTGGGGCTTGCAAACCGTTACAACTCACTTTCAGCCGGTAACGCTGAAAACATTCTGAGCGCAGGAAGTGACGACACCGACAACACTTCAATCTATTTGGTGGGTTGGGGTGAGAACGAGGTTTACGGCATTTTCCCGAAGGGATCTAAGGCTGGTATTGTCCACGAAGACCTGGGTATTGGTGATGCTTTCGACAGTAACAACTACAGATTCCGCGCCTATATGGATAACTACGAGTGGGACGCTGGCCTGGTCGTTAAAGACTGGCGTTATGCTGTACGGATCGCGAACATCGAAGTGAGCGACCTCGTGGCGCTTTCTGGCACTCAAGCAGTAACCGCGTCTACCTCAATCATCAAACTGATGGCGCGCGCTATTGACCGCTTGCCTTCAATCAGCGGCGTTCGTCCGGCGTTCTATGTAAACCGCACTGTAGCTTCTCATCTGCGCATTGCTGCACTTGAGAAGGTAAGTTCTGTTCTTTCGATTGAAAGCGGCTTGAACCAGTTCGGCGACAACATTCACATGCTCAAGTTTATGGGTGTGCCTGTTGGAATTTCTGACGCGATTTCTAACGCTGAATCACTGGTATCTTAAGGGGAAAAATTATGAGCTTTATTGATTCAAACCTGCTTTTCTCAGATGCGCAGGCAGTAACGGCGGATGCCGTTGGTACTAACGTAATCGACTTGTCTGTAGATCGCTCAATCGGCAACGGTGAGCCTATGGGGGTTGTGTTTGTAGTTGACGTAGCAGCCGACCAGACTACCGGCGATGAGGATTACACTTTTGAAGTGGAATACGCCTCTAACGCTGGTCAGTCTACAGGCCGTCAGCTGATCGGGCGTCGCGTTTTTGAATCTGGTACACCTACAGCACCTGCCCAAGATGCAGACCTGCTGGTTGCCGGTTACAAATTCGTGATTCCAATTCCGCAGACCGCGCTTTCTGAGTCTGAGCGTTACCTCGGTATCCGTTATGACGTAGCAGGCAGCACACCGACCATTACCTGCACTGCGTACCTTGCGCCGCTGAGCATGGTTGACGGTGCTAAGAACGCATACGCGAACGGTTACGACATTACCTAATAGGTGACGCATGAAAGTTAAAGCTAAATTTACCGTAGGCAAGTTCGGATTTTATGGCGGCATTCGCCGCTATGACGGTGACGAATTTGAATTGAGCGACCCCAAACATTTTTCTGAAAAGTGGATGGTTAAACTCGAAGACAGCAAACGTCAACGACGACCGAAGTTTAGCGAAGAAAGTGGCGAGAACGGGGCTGAATAAGCCCCTTTTTCTTATCTGTTTTTTTTATTTCTGAGCGCATGGCATGACCAATATCACGACCTACAGTGAGCTTAAACAAAATCTGCTGGATCACGGTAAGCGCACTGACGCACTTGGAAAACTTGACCTTTTTATAGACCTTTGCGAAGCCGACATTGCCGACGATTTGCGGGTGAGAGAGATGGAAGCCAGGGCGACCGGCTCTACTTCCACGGTCAGCCGGTTTACGTCGCTCCCAGTTGGGTTTATCAAGATGCGCAGGCTTCAGATTCTGGTTGATAGCGTTTACTTTGACCTGTCAGCCAAGCCGGTTAAAGACCTCAACGTCTTAGATTCAATCGGTACTCCTACACAGTTTAGCGTTACGTCAGAATTGGAGTTCAATCGTATCTCAGACCAGGCCTATACGCTGGAAATGCAATACTTCAAATCGCTCGAATCTTTGTCTGACGACTACCCAGAAAACGACATTCTGACGAACTATCCGATGATTTATCTTGCCGGTTCGCTGAAGCACTTTTTCAACTGGTCGAAGCAAAAGGAAGAAAGCGCATACTGGGGGTCTATCTACATCGATGCGGTAGCAAGGGCAAACAAGCGTTCGCGTAAGGGGCGCTACGGGCCTAACGTTTCCGGCTTTATACATAACGGGTTCGTCGTGTGATTATCCCATTTCAAATTGCCGGTACAATCGGTACGCATAAGTCTGAGCAGTACAGTAAAGAGTTAAGTCGCAACCTGTACATTGATCAGTCAGAATCAGCAGGCCGTCAGGGTGTGCATGATTTCCCAGGGCTTAAACTGTTGGCCGCTGGAACGACAGGAAACCGTGGCGCGCATGTACTCGGTGACACGCTTTACATCGTAAACGGCGGCAGCCTTTACCGCGTTTCTGCCGGGTTTTCCGTGTCACTGATAGGGACTATCGGCGGTAGTGAGCGGTGCATTTTTTCAGACGATGGCACGAACCTTTACATCGTATTCAACAACGTCATAAAGCGGTGGGACGGGTCATCGCTTAGCACTGTCTCGCAGTCTGTTATCAATAGCCCAAACTCAATCGCGTATCTCAATAAGCAGTTTATCATCGGCGGCGCTTCTGGCCTGTTTGCGGTGTCTGATGTGGGCGACGGGGAGACATACAACGCGCTAAACTACGCAGAGGCTGAGACACAACCAGATAGCCTGGTCAGGGTCCACGTGTTCAACCAGTTGCTCTATTTGTTCGGCTCTAAAACCGTTGAGCAGTGGTACAACACAGGGCAAGGCAACCCTCCATTTGCGCGGCGCGACACCTCGCTGGTAAACGTTGGGCTGGCAGGTAAACATGCCGTGACCAATACCGACCAGTACCTATACTGGCTTGGTGATGACTTGAAGGTCTATCAGTGCGTCGGGGCAACAGCGAGGGCAATCAGCACAACCGGGATAGCGCACATCATTGAAAGCCTGACAGACGCAAGTGACTGTGTTGCCTCTTCGTTCGTGCATGACGGTCAAGACTTCGTGCTGTTCAAGTTTCCTGCCGATGGCGTGGCGCTGGTCTATTCGGAAACGTTCGGGTACTGGTTCGAGCTATCGTCAGGCGTAAAGCAAGACCGGCAAAGCTGGTACGGCGAGCATGTAATCCGATGCTACGGAAAAAACCTGAGCTTTGATTACCGAAACGGCAACGTCTACGAGCTGGACGCAGACACCTACACCGACAACGGTGATCCACGCTTGCGTTACCGCGTTCTACCGCCATTCACGGCCAAATTGGGCCGCATGTCGGGCCAGATCACGGTCACAAGGGTACGGCTTAACATGGAAGCCGGCGAAGGTCTCGCAACCGGGCAAGGATCAACGCCGTATTTAATGGCCGAGTTCTCACCTGATGGCGGTAAGACCTGGGGGGCGCAGACTTTCACAAGTATCGGCCAGTTGGGCGAGTATCGGAAAGCGGTCGATATTTACGACTTCTGCACCGGGTATGAGGTACGACTACGGATCGGGTTCACAGAGCCTTGTCATATTTCCATGTTCGACGGTGAGGTTGATTTTGTGGAGGCCGGTTATTGATGGCAACCAAGACTAACCGGATACCATTTAATGAAATCCCGCATGAAGAAGCGTTCCACCCGGTTCGCGGGCCGCTATGGTTAAAAGTTTTCGAAATTTTGAACGAAATCAGAACAAAAACTGGCGGTGACTCTGACTACATTTTTGAATTGCAGGGCGGATCAACAACCACGAGCGCAGACGTTACAGAACTGACAGACAGAAATATCGAACTTGAGTCTGAAATTGTGGCTTTGCGGGTCTCAATCAAAAAACTAGACAAGCGGCTCGCTTCTTTTATCGCGGAGATGGAAACCAATGTCTGACGCACTGACATACACACGCAATTTTGAGTCAAAAGTCGTTTCTGATTCAGCAGACGATATTTTTACGCTGGCATCTGGCGTTTTACGCAATCTTACCATTTTGGTGTCGAACACAAGCGCCAGCACGGTAACGCTCCAGGGTTGGATTATCCCAGACGGCGGCAGCGCGGCAACGGGTAACAAGTTCATACCTACCGAGACCATCGCGGCAAACACAGCGGCAGAGTACAAAGTGCCAAAAATGGTAGCAGGAGACAAGTTAACGCTACAGGCTGGCACCGCGTCAGTGCTATCGGTTTTCGAGTTCGACGGGGTGTCGCGGGCGTGAACATTCAGCCTATTTCTGACGTTCTGTCACTCGCTTTTATGTCCTGCTTTCCAGAGATGAAAGAGGGTGAGCAGTGGCTTGATTTGTGTCAGTGGGTTGGAGAAGGCAAGAAAACCCCCCTGTTAAACCTTGCAGTTGTCGAAAACGGCGTAATCGTTGGGTTGTTTCCGTGCGAGGTTCACTCTGACAAATTGATGATTCATGCGTGTTTCCAGCATGGGCACAGAGGCGAGTATGCCGTTGAAGCAGCGCGTGAGGCGTTCGAGTGGATTTGGGGAAACACGATTTATTCAAAGATCACGGCTTACATAGAGCCGGATCACGTTAAACGTTATGCGCTCAGATGCGGCATGACTGAAAAGGACGGGCTTTTCGAGGTGACAAAATGAGCAAGATTGTAAAGGGCGTGGGCAACATGCTCGGCTTTGGGGCCAGTGACGCGGCGCGTGACGCTACAAACGCACAGGTTGATGCTAATAACGCATCTATCGGCCTACAGCGCGAAACCCGTGACATTATGCGCCAGGATTTGGCACCTTACGCGAATTTTGGTAAGTCTGCACTCCCAGCCTTGGGCGGCCTGCTATCGACTCAGGGGCAGTATGATTTTCTGAAGTCTAATCCCATGTTTCAAGCAGCGGTGCGCAACTCAAACAACATGAGCGCGGCAATGGGGGCGGCAAACGGCAGGGCAAATAGCGGCGGGATGGTTAACGAGCTGTTTCAAAACTATCTTGCGACCGGCGAAAACTACCTAAACAACCAGTTCAATCGGCTAATGGGCGCTACAAATATCGGCCATGCATCAGCGGCAGGGCAGGCTAACGCTTCAGGGCAAGCAGCGAACCAGATCAGCCAAATGTATGGGAATATCGGTAACGCTCAGGCGGCGGGGGCGATTGCCGTAGACAATGCCCATCAGCAGGTCGGCGGCAAGTTGTTAGGTGTCGGCATGGGCGCTGCACAAGGTGGCGGTTTACTCGGCGGTGCTGGCCTTGCTGGTGGCGGGGCCATGGGTGCTGGTCTAGGGGCATTGATGGCCCTATCTGACAGGTCATTTAAGAAAAACATCGTCAAAGTTGGCAGCGACCACATTAGCGATATTTACGAATTTGAGTACATTTGGGGCGGCGGTAAGTATCGTGGGCGCATGGCCGACGAAGTTGCTAAGGCTCGTCCTGACGCGGTTAAAACGGTGGATGGCGTGCAAATGGTTACTAAAGAGTTCGCACCTAAGAGGGTCGCATAATGACCGACGCAAGTATCATACTGTCAGGCAACAAACCGATTAACCACAGCAAGTCAATTGCTGAAGCGATGGGGCTGGTTCAGACCGCCATCGACGCGCCCAATCAGAGCAAAATGCTCGGTGAACAGGTGCGCAGCGCGGGGCTACAGAATGACTATCAGGCGATGGTGAATCAGCGAGCGCCTACCATGCTTGACCAACAAACAGAGCAAAACCGAATAGCGAACGAGTCAGGAAATTTGACCCTTGAGGCTCAGCAGAACTTACAGTATCTGCGCAACGCAGCGCCAGACGCCTACCAGATGAGCCAATTGATTGACGCAGGTCAGACGGACAGAGCAAGGGCCTTACTCGCCAAGCGTATCAAGATGCTACAGGATCAAGGGCGCGACTCGTCAGACTCTGAAGCGATCATGCAACAACTTGAGGCCGGAAATATTGACGGGGTGCGCTCGGAACTTCAGAGCGTTGTTGATACGTCTGTCAGGGCTGGCGTGTTTGGTCAAGGGGCAAGCGGTACACCGGCGGCAGTCCTTGAATTCCAGGCGAAGGCAGCGGCGGCAGGTTTAAAACCTGGAACGCCAGAATATGAACGCGCAGCATTGGTAGACCTTGGCGTTGCGCCAAGTGCTGGCTCTCTGTCATCACAAGAGCGGATCGCCGCAAGTCCGGCCACTACTGAGGCGGTTGCCCGGTCTGAGGGGCGCATTGCTGGTGTTAAAGCTGGCTCAGCCGAGTCTGCGACGCTGGGCGTCCAATTGCGGCAAAAACCCGCCGTAGAAAGCGCGGTAACAACAGCGCAAGCGGACGCTAAGGCGGCGTCAGAGCGAGCAGCCGCACTAGACAAAAAGATCAGGTCGGCGGGTGATGCCAACTCGGTTTTGGATATTGCAGAGCCATTATTAAGTCAGTCTACTGGAAGTTACGCGGGGGCGTTCATCGACGCGGCTGGGCAGGTGGTCGGCCTTTCTAATGAGGGCGCGCAGGCGGCGGCACAGCTGAAAGCATTAGAGGGCGCTCTAATTCTCAATATGCCGCGCATGGAAGGGCCGCAATCAGATAGGGACGCGGCCATTTACCGACAAATGGCAGCACAGATTGGAGATTCTACTGTGCC